ATGCACATCTCTTCCAGTGCCGTGATGGTGTCCACTGCAATGTACTTGTAAGGTTTACCTTGTCCCAGGATCAGTGTACCAATCTTTACAATGTCAGTGATGCTGTGTGCTTTCAGCTTGATTGCATCTACATAGTCAGTACCGTTCTCCAGGTCTAAGATTAAACAGTCATCCAGGTTAGCAAGCAAGGTAGTCTTACCTACCTTGGGCTTACTGAAGATGACCATATTCTTAGGGTTCTGTGACACGGCTTTGATTTTCTTAGTAGGTAACACAAATTCTGGTTGAGGGACCGTTGCGACAATCGTCTCTTTTTTCTCTGCTACTTTTTCTGCCATACTTTACCTTTTTCAATTAGTTGATTCAGCCATTTTTTGTTGCTTAAGGGTACGTTCTGCAGGACGCAGTACAGATCGCGGATGGTCATCTTGGTATAATGATCATCTTCCATCTCACTGAACATCTCTGTATACTTGTCTTCATTCAACAGGTCGTCTACCGTGGTGCTGAATAAATCCACAGCAGGTGCGTCTGTTGAAGCAGTTGTCATCGTTTCTGGTACAAGAGCCTTCACGCTGGTCTTGTTGATCAGTTTTAGTTTACTAACGCGCAATACGTATGTTGGCGTAGTGAGCTTTGCACCGGAGGCTGTTGTAGTGACCTCTTTAAGGTCAGCACTGGTTCTCCAGTGTGGGTCAAAGGGTAGGTGATAGAGCACCCTGAACCCTTCATGGTAGTGACCTTGTTCCCAGTTGAACAGTTCACAGTAAATACCATCTTCATTGTTCAGCTCGTTGGGAAAAAACCGCACGCATTCTTCGCGTGTGGATCCACCGCTGAATTCCTTACCCATGTAACACAGCTTTGCAGAAAACTGTGGATTAGGGGTAGGTGTTTTGTCAAACACAGGTTGCCAGAACGGACGATACTCCGCTGTGATTTCTGTGATGTGTTTCTTTGCAGAATCAGCTTGAAAACTACTCATACTTGTTAATTTACTTTCTTGGTTGTTGCATAGGAGCTTTGGCTTCTACGATGGTCATCAGGGCATACTCTGCCTTATACCATTGAATGCCTGTCTCTCCAAAACGGTTCTTGAGTACGTGCATGGCCAGCAGGTATTTGTCATCCGGCTGGATGATGTACTTGAGCGGACCGTACAAACTCAGGTTGTACTTGGCAGGACGGTTGTAAGCGATCATGACATCTGCACATTGCAGCAGGTAGTCAGACCCAAACACGTCTGCTTCAGTGGGGTAGTTGCTAAGTGAACCAGGCTTCTGACGGTCAGGGTCATCGATCTCACGGTTCAACTGTGTAAGTACAAGGAAGGTAATGGGTAAAGCATTCTTCATTTCTGTCATCATGGTCGCCAGGTTTTGCAGTGTCATCTGGCGATTGGTCTCTGTACCACTCTGCTTAACCAGCAAGGTGTGATCCAGGGTGACCACGAATGGTTTCTTTACTTCCTTGTAAAAATCAATGAGTGCTTTACGCATCTCACTTACGGTCAGGGGTGTGTCAATCACGTAGTCCTGGCGGTGTCCTTGCGTACCTACATAGTCCACCAGTTTTTTCATGTCAGCCGCACTGAGCGCAGGCATGTCGTCATCTCCTGCGCTTTGCAGATAACGGATGTTCATGCGGTTGGCACTGGATAGTTCTCTCAAAGCCAGGTTACGGCCCAGCATTTCAAACTGAAAGTGCAGGACGGCAAAGTCCTGGTCCTTGTTGATGCGTTGTAACTCACGGGTCAGTGATGCTGCGATCAGTGTTTTACCTACGCCAGGTCTGGCGGCCAGTACATACAACGATTGCCATTCAATTCCGTTAAGCCCTATGCTGTTGAAACCTTCCCATTGTGTCCTAAGTGATTTAACATCACCCTTGGCACGGGAAGAAATATAGTCAAGACCCTGTTGCATAATGTCTGTGTACCTCTTCCAGGGTGAACGAGAGGCGACAGGTTTAGTGGAGCCAGTAGTACTGGCCGGTGCTTCAAACATAAATATGGGACGGAAAAGAGGTTGCTAAATTAATGATTTTGTAGAGCAAAGACAAGTAACCTCTACATAAAAAATGGCATTGTTCATAACTTTTACCATACCACCGGTGAATCCTTCAACAAAACATTGACCTCGTTAAAAACGTTGTTACATTCCCACTTGTGTTGTTTTTGATAAGCAGCAGAGGCAGGATGCGAACAGGTCAGGATGTGATGGTGGTCATCAACCATCTCAGCCAGTCCCTGGGCTTGTTTACCCATAAACACCCAGATCAGCGGGCGGTCGTTTTTGCTGAGCATGTCTATCAGATATGCAATGAACGGTTGCCAGATATCAAAATGTTTACCTATCTTCCCAACTTCTGTTGTCAACGCAGTATTAAGCATGAGTATACCCTGATTAGCCCAGCGCACCAAACTGGGATCAGCAAGTTTTACGTCTTGTTTGCTGTCATACACCGTGTCATTAACCGCATGGAGCATATAACGCAGAGAGGCTTCCTGTTTGAATGTGTTACCACATGAAAAAGCAATCCCATCTGCCACACCTAACTGGGGATAAGGATCTTGTCCCACAATGATAACACGCAATTTGTCAAATGGACATTCCTGGAATGCCCTGAACACTTGTTTAAGCGGGGGTGTAAAACGCTTGTCTTCACCTACTGCTTTGGCCAGTGTGACCAGGATGTTTTTGAAGTCCTCTGATACCAGGAATCCCTTAAGCACACTGTGCCAGCCGGAGTCCTTTAGCATTGTAGACATTTTAGAGACCACCTCATCATGATTGATGTTAGGTGTTTGTGATATTGTAGTCATAATTTTAATGTTAGGTTGAACGTTTTTTCGCATTACATTTGTAAACAATTTTATAGAGCTACACTTATGGAAAAAAGCAGCACAAACCCTATGTTGGAGATCATTTTACCTACCGCATTGGTAGAAATTAAAATGAGCTCAGGTTATTACAAACGTATACAAGATCTTGTGGGTCACGTAGTTTCTGGCAAAACTCCAGAGGAACTTAAGAGTGCCAACGATCAAATCAAAAGCCAGCAGTTTAATGATTCCTGGGTGGAGCACTATGAGACTGTATTAATCCTGTGCAGGGAGTTTGAAGAACGTTGCAAAGAGCAAGGATTCATCAAACAGGTTACGCCTGAGGAGTTTGCTGAGATGATGGGCGAGGTTTAATCCAGGTAGTAGCCTACCAGGTGTCCTAACTGCACACACATTTCAATAGCCGTTGACAATTCATCTTTAGAGCACTGGGCAAAACTTTTCAGTTCTGTCTGGTGCTCTTCTGTTCCTGTCACTACATATAGTCCTGCCTTGCGCTTTACTTCATCCTTGATGTCATCAAAGTCATTGCCGGTGAACGTAGCCACTTCGCGGATCATGCGGTGGATCTTGGCCAGCTGACCCATGGTCTTCTCCTTACCATCTGTCTTTGTCAAATAAACTTCTATGGTATCGCCTTCTGCGATAGCCATGTTGAACAGTTTGAGGGCACCCGCGTCACGATCTGAGGCGGGTACCAACTGTCCTTCTTTCTTGATGTAATGCACGGTAGCGTTTTGCATATCAGTCAATCATAGCGTAGGTGTAACTTATTTTTTCAGGGTCCAGGTCCTTAAGTGCTTCCTGTACCCACTGTTCGTCCTGGGTATCGCGGTACATCAGGATGTGGATCACCGCCTTGTCATCAGGGTTCAATCGCAGCAACCTGCCTATACGCTGGGCGCTCTTGCGCTCATTGGAATAAGCGTGCAGGATAATACCAATCTTCAGGTTAGGGATATTGATACCTTCATTAAGCTGCAGTACACAACTGAGTTGGTCAATCCTACCCTCTTTAAAAGCCAGAAGATTGTCCTCGCTGTCCGGATTCTTGGAGTGGTAACTGTCAGGGCAAATGCGGTCAGCCTGATCGGTGGTATTGCAGAATACAATACACTTCTCATGGTTCATATTCAGCAGTTCCTTGGCATAGTGCTCTTTGGTCTTGTACTCCATCATCGCTTTCATACGCATGATGCGGAAGATCTTCTGCTGGGCAAAGTTGGTGGTCTCCTGTATACGCTTGGTCCAGTAAGCATAGTGCTCACGCTCGGACGTGGTAAACTGTCCACCGTTCTTCAGCTTCACCAGGTAGTTCTTCTGAGTAGACAGTTCCAGTTGGTGCACGACGATCTTGTAATCGTTAAGGATCTTGTCATCCACGGCATCATCAGTGATGTAAGAGTATATGACAGGACAGTAGGTGTTGACCATCTCACCTTTCTCTGAATTCTTGTAGCGGGGTGGTGTACCCGTTAGTCCCAGGATCTGACCAGGGAACGTTCCCAGGAAAAAATCATGGGAGTACAACAAGCTGTGACATTCGTCCAGGTAAATGCAACCATAGTTATGGTGCTGTTTTGACAATGATAAATACGTTGTGAAGTTCATGAACTCCAGCAGGTGAGAGAGGCCGAACTTTTCAGCGTCATCTTTCCAGCTCTGGAAAATCGCCACCTTAGGGGCTACTACCAGAAAGGCGGGTGTGGTTCCCATCTTCAGGGCATAGGTATACTCACGCTGCATGTGTTGCAACCCGATGTATGTTTTACCTACACCCATGCTGATCGCCAGGCTGCAGCGGTATTTACCCACTGTGGCAGCCAGGGCTTCCTGCTGGATCATCTCACGTTTGGATAATCCAGTTTCAGTCATTTGCTTTATTTAGGTTGTTTGGTCCAGCGAACTTTAGCCAGCTGAACATCTGGGTTTCTGCTTTCTTTCTCTGCGCTGTAACGCTCTTTGTCTACCCAGTAGATGTTTAACAACACGCGATTCAGCGTGCGTTTAAACCAGCTGGGTTTAACTGTTGTCCATAACAACAATCCTTTTTCGTTCTGTGCGTCTTGTTGATTTTGCGCACCAATGATGTAGTAACCAATAAATTTTTTCATAGTCAGGTTCTGTGTTGTGAAAGGAACATGTCTTTGGCTTCCGCATGGTGTTCCTCAACCCAGCGGTGGCATGACATACATAACGGTATCCAGGTAGTGGTGTCCAGGTAATACCTGCCACGACCCTTGGTGTGATGTACGGTAAGTTCTTGTTTGAATCCGCCCTGGCATGAGGGCAGCTTGGCGCGACAGGTGGCGTTCTCTGGTTTGTCCAGGAACTCCTTGCGCAGTTTTGAATACAAGACATCAAGGACGTCTTTTTTGTCAGAGACAGGCTTCATGGGCCTGCGTTGGGAGGGTGTCTTGGGAACTTCTTTCCTGTACCAGCAATCCTTGCAGTACTTGGCACCCTCGTGATTCTTCCAGATGGGTTTGGTTTCACCACATCCGGCACATGGTTTTGGTTTTGCTTGCATATAAAGCGTAGTATTCTAGTACAGCAATCAGCTGTTAACAAACACCGACAGGGGTGGCGTCAGGTTTCTAAATTGTCATGGTCAATGAAGTCGTCATCATAGATCTTGTCCACATCAGGCACATCTGTGAGATCCTCTAAAGGTACCTCTGCAAAATCATCCACATCATCCAGGTCTTCAATGGACCTGTGCGGGCCGAAGCGCAGCACACTCAATGCAAAAGGGTCGTTGACCTCATCTCCTGCATTAAACGCAATCATACCTTTGAGCTCCTCATCAGTCATCCTGAGGAACTGCTCCATACTTAACTCAATACATTTCCCGTTGGGTAATTGATATAACATAGCGGCAAGCTCAAAACATGCCAACTAAAGTAGGTCAAATTTGTAGAGGTACAGGTGCAAATATAAGACATAGGTCTACAACTTGCGCACTATAAGGCTATGATTTGCATAAAAAAAACCACCCCCGTCAGAGAGTGGTCTGTATAACTGAAAAACAATTCTTAGAACATGACATGCAGTGCATTCTGGTCTATGGTCACCGTCCTGGCACGACCATCCACCTTGAACACGACATCGTTCACCGTCACGGTAATGTAAACAGCACCCACGGTGGTGTCTTTCTTTATGACAGGCACGGTGTCACTGATTGTCTTGATGACCTTTTTCTGGTAAGGGTCACCAGGCCTTTTACCTTTTACATCAGGTACATCAACGCCTTTCTTTTTTAACATGCGCTTGTAGTTGTGTACACTGCTGACTGCAATTTTAAAATGCTTGCTGATCTCTTCTGGAGTTTTACCCTGGACAACCATTTTTGTCATCTCCTTAATGTGCTGATCCGTGAGCTTTTTCTTAGCCATTTTGCTGTTTTTGTTTATCAAAAAAACTTAATTGCTCTGAAACGTTATACAATCTGTTCACTTTTTTGCTCGCTTTTCTGCAACTGTTTTTCACGTCGTTGTCATCCATGCGCGCATAATGTTCAGTTTGTTTGATGGTGGCATGCCCCAGTAGTTTTTGTACTGTCTGAAGTGACACACCATTTTTCAGATTGACCGTTGTAGCATATGTATGTCTGGCTACATGTGTAGTCAAACGTTTGCTAATGTCACAAATATCTGCAATTTCTTTAAGATATGCATTCATTTTTTGATTTGACACAATTGGTAACGCATTGTTGTACTTTTTTAGTATCATTTCTGCACACTGGTACATGTATGCAACTGTTGGTTCTCCGCTTTTTTGTCGACTGGTCTTGATGATCTGTTGCTCTATCCATTCAGTGCGCAGGTTC